TTTTTGCAACACTATCTGCTTTTTTTTCGACTGCATTTAAGCGCTCAGTGAACATACCCCATGTCATGCCGATTGTTGCAATAAGCACAACATAAGGCAGGACTGTTTTCATCTCTATCTTAATCGACATACACAATCCTCATCTGTTTTACAATTGCACATGGTATACTCCTATCTCCTAATTAGGTTTGAATTGATAAATACATAAATATTATAGTCATAAAGGCACAGAGTAAATAAAAATAACCCCAACCCATTAGTTTACTTTACTTAAGGATCTTATGAATTCAACACCTTCTATGGTTTCTATTTGTGCTTCAACTTTAGCACAAGATACCCTTGCAGTTTCTGATTGCATATTGCGCTCAATAATTCTTTTCTTTTCAAGACAATCTTTGACACCATCAGTTACTGTGTGTTCAATCATTGTTCCACCAGAAAATAAAATCAGAGCTATAATAACTTTAGTAACCATTTGCTGCCCTTATCTTATCTTTTAATTCTTCAATGTCATTAAGTGCTTTTTCCATATCAGTTTGTAATCTCATAATATTTACTTTGTTATGTGCCATGTTTTCTAAATCTTCTGACATACCCTCTACTTGATCTGATACAAATTCTAGTAACATAAACTGTTCCTGATCTATAGGAGTTTGATCTGCATTCTTAACAAGATCAGCTTCAAATAAAGTTGCTCTTGTTTCTATATTATTGAGTCGTTCAATCACTCCAAAGTAAGCCCAGACACCTACTGCCGTGGCTCCCAATATACTGATAAGATTTCTCATAGGCATTGAGATTGATGTATTTTCTGAAAGCTTCATCTAGCACCTCCATCTCTTTCTTGCTTGTCTTAATCTTGAATTAGGATCTTTTGCTGCTTTAGGAAATTTTTTCATTTGTCCTGCACTTCTAGCACAGAACGACTTTCTTCTCTTTGCTGCTTTAGAACCAGGTTTTACTTTTCCTGTCACAGCAGTTTTTAACTTAGAACCAGGGTTGTCTCTTCTATATTTAGCAACACCGGCCTTAGTCATTCCCGCTCCAGATTTAGTGGAGCGGAAATATTTTTTAGTTTTTGGGGGTTGTTTGTCCCGTTTTCTCATTATGCAAAGAAGCAGGTTAATGATGTTACGTTAGTAAGAGTGGCATGAATCTGTTTTGGAAATCTCATACCTTCATCACCAATGTAAGTTTCTATAACTGCGGTAGCACTACCTGGAGTATCAATATCAAACAAGGTACTTCCAGTGCTAGAATCTTTTAGCACTATGCTTCCTGCAGATCCTGCGCAAACAGCATGAATAGCAATAAGTCTTGCTGGTCGTGTAGTTACATTACCTGTTGCAGTAACTTTTGCCGAACTTGTACCTATCATAATTTACTCCTATCTGCCTTCGCTTGCTTTACCGTCGTCTACTACGTAATAGTAAAGTATACCTGTGATTGTACCACCTGTTGCAGCAGATGAACCTTTACCACCAACAATTTTAATTCTTTCAGTTGATGGTGTATCTAAATCACCGAGAACAGCACCAGAGCCTGAGTCACCACCCCAAATAGTTGTAACGCCTCCAGCATCTGCATCACCTTCATTAATTAATCCGTCAATGTCCACAAAATTGGTGCCTCCATCAAAATCAGTGAAACCGATATCAATAGTTGGATTTGTGCCACCAGATGCATCTGGATTAAATGCTACACCTGTAATGACGGTGTTTTTTGGTAAGACCACTTTTCGTGTGTCTGTTGCTGATACCTGAACGTCAGTTCCTGCATTTTGTGTTGGCACAAAGTAAAATTGTGCTGCCATCAACATAGAACCAGCATAGGTACCTCTTTTATCGTCGCCGCCGTTAGATCTAACGACACCTGCGAATGTTGTTGTTGCCATAATAAACCTCCTTGGTTATATAGACCTTAATCACACAATCTCTATATCGTCTGCTAGCCCAGTTTGTGTAATTTGTCATGCTAGACCCTCAATATGGCATAAAAAAAGGGCGCAGTCAAAGACATACGCCCTTTCAAAGATTTGATTTTGGTTATGCTTATGCAGCACCTGGTGAACCGAATACACATCTAGGATCAGAGAAACCAAATGAGTATCTCTCTCTAGCTTTGTATCTTACATTTCCTGTGTCGAAATCACCTTCCATTGAAGTTCTAATTGGACTTCTTTGGAATAATTTGAATCCGTTAGGAATGTCGGTTTTAATGAAGAATGCATCTGGATCAGTTAAGTAGTTGTTTACTGTATATCCCTCAGGAATCATACCCATGTTTCTTGATGCGTTTACATCATTGTCAGCAGTTCCTGGTCTGAATGCAGACTCAGTTAATCTGTCAGCAACGAATTGTAACTCAGAAGGAACAATAAGTTTTCTTCCTTGAGTAGAGATTAATAAACCTCTCTCATCTACAAATGCAGCAATGTCAATTAGAGATTGCTCTAATGATGCTTCATTAAGGTCAGCAGCCACAGCAAGTTCATTTCTTAATGTACCTGCTACTAGCGGGTGTGCGTCAGAAAGAAGAGCAACACCGTCACCACCAGGGAAGTTGTTATCAAAACCATTATTTAAAATGTTTGCAGCTTTCACCTGTTTTGTGTTTGCCATGGAACGTGCAAGTGCTCTTGTATATCTTGCTGAGATTCTGTCATAAAGATTATCTTCGACAGCTTCTTCAGTGATTGCAAAGCCTAGTGCAATTGTTTCATGTGTGTAACGTGCTGTGAAAGTTTCTGTCGCATTGTCATAAACAATTGACCCACCTTCACTCTTAGTTCTTGCATTACCAAATCCTGATAACATTACTTCTTCTTCGAATGCACGATCTGAAGTTTCTGTCTCAAAGATTTCTGCGTGTTGAGCGTCGTAGCGCCCATACTCCAAGCCGAACAGGGCGTTCAAACCTGGCTCTAACTCTTTAACGAGTTGACTTCTAGAAATAGCCATAGTTTAACCTCCTATATGCCTGTTGTATCTCTATACTGATGTTTGTTAATTCTAACAAGAATGTTAGCGTTAGCTTCAGTATAGTCACTGTTCTCAATATCTGTAGATAATGCGACAACAGCGAAGTTTGAAGCACTGCTAGTTGCGAATGTTCCACCGTCAATTACAACGTTAGAAATACCTGAAGTGGTATCACCTGCACTGTATGTTGCGATGTTACATGTTGAACCAACTTGTGCTAGTCCGGCGTTTGCGTCATCTACTTTAGCTTCAAACACCACATCTGGATCTGTGATTACGTTAGCAACGATATCACTCGCTACGATGGCGCCTGGATAATGATTTGAAAAAGTTGGTTTAGACGTTGTAGGGTCTGTATAAAAGCAACCGTTAAAAATACCAATTAGTTCAGCACCAGCAGAGGATCCACGAGAAATTGACCCGTTTGCATTTAATACAACTGGATCACCTTGGAAGATTGAATTTGTCTCGTTACTTGCGATAGACAGCTCTTGTTGGCCTTGACCATTATAAGCTGCACCAAGCATTTGAACAGGACGAAATCCAAAATTGCCTTCTTGATTTGCCATAGTTCATCTCCTTTATAATTAAGTATCTTGAGATGGTTTTTTATTTCCACCACCAAAAGATACACGACTTTGCCTATCTGCGTTCATAGGCATGCTAGGATGTTGTTCTCGCAGCGGATCTGTTTCCCAAGCTTCAGTCTGTTGATCAGTCATTCGCTTGTAATGTGCGTTACGCTCATTAATAGTTTCCACTGGCATTCTTGCCAATAGCAAGTCACCAACACTGATGACACCCTCATAAGCTTTGATAGTTCCATTATATGCAGAGTATTGACCTTCTGTATGTGAGTCTGACCTCACTAACTCCCAGCCTTCTCTGAGTCTGGCATTAATGTTTTTTGTATCATCCATACCGTTGACTCTGTGTCGAAGCCATCTTTGCTTATATCCATCAGGACATGGTGGTGCGTCTAATTGAGACGGTGGTTTCCAAGGCTTTCTACGTTCCTCAGTTACCCTTGTTTGTGCACTTCTTGGTGTTTTTATATCTGTCATTTTGTACCTCCTTAAACGTATTTAGCATACTCAGCTAAGGGAACCCCTAGCTTTTTTGCTATTTTTACTTGACTAGCGGTCAACTTAACAGACTTGCGCCCCGGTGTTGCAGACCTTGTGGCAGAAGCAACAGGTTGGGCGATTGTGTTACCTCTGATCGTCTGATCCGAGCCTTCAAAAGACTCTGGAAACTTGTTTTTAACTCTATTAGTCAATTCATCATAATAGTCATCTGACTCTGTGTCAAATCCTTCTGCTACCAAACCTCTATGTATCCTCTGTGCATAATCTGTCATTTCAGCATCAGATCTAAACCAAGTATTTTTTTCTGCCCAAGCTAATGCTTTTTGAGATGGTTGTGGTCTAGGTTCGTTTTGAACTTGTTGTTGAACATTTTCATATTCTTTTGAAAACTGTTCATACTCTTGTTCTTTTTTAGATTTAGTAACCCTTATTCTTTCTGCTTCGAGATCAAGTTTAGTTAAAGCTTGTCTAGCTTCTTCCTCTTTAGAATAATCACCCGCTTCTCTTGCAGCTATAAGATTTTGACGAGCAAGATCAGATGCCATTTTGTTTCTAACTTCACTCTCTGACATATAACCTTTGTCAATGTCATAAGTTTTCTTCTTAGCATCCTGTAATTCTTTTTGTACATTTTGTGCAAATACAAGAGCGGCGTCTTTTTCTCTTTCTGCCTCTCTAATCTTCCAAGTCAGCTTGTCTATTCTTTTTTTGACTTTATCAGAATATTGATCCATCTCCTCAGATTGTTGTTCAGCAACTTCAGGATTGAGAGGATCTTTTTCTTCTGTTTTTACTTCTTCATATTTTTCTGGTGCTACAGCGCCATGAGACTTATCTTCTAATTCGACTTCTGCTCCCTCACCTGATGTATCAAGATCAACTAGCTTTTCGTCTTTTGCAGTGTTAAGTTCTGTTTGCATGGTACCTCCATGTTATAGTATTGTTAATATGTCCTCTGGATTATCTACTGTGCCGAGTATCTCATCGTCATTTAATAATCTTACCTCTCCTCCATCTATTCTGATCCTTGAACCAGCGTATCTGCCAAACACAACCCAATCACCTTGTTTACACCAAGGGCCGTTGGGAAACTTTTCCTTATCTTGATATGCATCATCACCTACGGCTAAAACCATGGCAACAGATGCAGTTAATTGTGAATCTTCAATCGTCTTGTCAGTAAGTAAAATACCACCTTTAGACTTATCTTTTGCTTTAAAAGGTAAAACTAAAATTCTCCATCCAACAGGTTTTGGGAGTTTATCTAATTCAGTTTTCTTTTTGTCTACACCCTTAGAAGGGTTGTCTAATTTTGCTTTTACGTGATCTGGCACGTATAATGTTTTACTCATCAATTTTCTCCTCTTGTTCCAGCAGGCGAGAAAGCTCCTGTTGGCATGCTTCAAGCATGTGTATCTTGCCTAAAATATACTTGTAATCTTCAATTTTATCAACCCCTACAATAAGATTTTCTAAGAGATTTTCTTTTAGGCTTTTGAGTTCTTTTTGATAATTGTGTAATACAAATACACTCATTTAAGACAATTCGTTCCTGGCACTACTTTTTCAAAAAATTTATAGCTATCAGCTTTACTCGCATACCATGTTTGTTCTTGACTTCCATTAACACCTAAGCCACCTGCCATAACTTCTGGTAATGTCTTTTTTACTGCCTCTGCAACAGACGCTAAATTAAAATCATCACCAAACATTACACCGTCAGGTTTTAATTTTGGCCACCAGTTTTGTATATCATCTATAACTGGTTCATATTCATGAGCACCATCTACCATAATGTAATCTATGCTAGCTTCTTCAAACACCTCTAAAATTTTAGTATCATCTGATCTACCTTGCATTGGAATCACCATATCTCTGTTAATATAATATTCTAAATTGTCTCTAAATATTTGTGAAAAGTCTTGTGGTAATTTTAAGTTAACGTGTTCAGAAGAACCTTGAAAAGTATCAACGCAATAAATAGTTACGTTTAATTTGTTTGCATTAAATAAAGATGTGGCTAAGTAATGTGTTGACCTACCTAAGAAAGATCCTATTTCAATTATCTTTCCATCCTCAGGTATTTGATCAACAATCATATCGTAAGTTTCTGAGTAGTTAAACCACCCAGGTATTTTGAAATAACTGTGTTTCATAGTTAAGTTCCTTTTTTATTTGTCTTAACTATTTGTATCTTATTGGAATTTATTTTCAAGCCTTGTGGAACTGGACCTTTTTTAGGAGGCACTGTTCTCGTTAGTCTCTTCGGTTTCTTCATGTTCACATATTGTGCATTCGCACATGCATGTGGAGCAGCAATGACACATACATCCACATTTAATACAATTTTCGCTCATTATTTTTTCTTTGAAATCATGCCTTTTATACCAGGTGCAGCTCTAACGCCCAGACTTACACTACACGCAAGATATAATAGATGGGTATAATACTCTGGTAAACTTTCCAAAATCTGAAATCCACGTTCAATGTGTGGTTGCATAAAAGGTAAGAAGGCACAAATTGCAGGAACCATTAAAGCGAGTAAAACAAACTCATCTTTCCAGCTCCCGGACATTTGAT